TTTCCTTTTGAACCTCGTTTCCTGTCCTTTGTGTCGTAAGTATGGCACTTATGACTTTGGCAATATTTTAACGCCATTTTCTGTCCTTTCTAATGCAACCTACGAGTGTACCACACTGGCACTATCTCTCGTAGGTTAGCTTTCATTGTGTTAAGTTTTTTTAAATAACAGATTTTAATATAATATCCTATTGACAAAAATCAAGACTTAAATTAAATTAATTTTAAATTAACCAATAAAAAAGAAAGAGGACACATGGCTAGAATACGATTAAACCAAGAGTACCGAAACAAAATTGCAAATAGAATAAAAGCACATTTGCAACAAGAGGACACCCAAGAAAAAAGAAAGTATGATACTTTAAAAGCAGATCAAATTGATATTAATGATCAAGCATGGTCAGTTGCAGAAAAAATAGTAAGACGACATTATACTAATGATGATGTTGAGAAAGCATACTATCTTCAAAATAAATTTGAAAATGTTTCAACGATTGCAAAAGATAGTTGTTTCCATTTTCATTATCTTGGAACAAAAGAAACCAGAGGTTATGACGATCAAGTTAGAACCGAAGAAAATGTACCAATAGAAAAACATTTTGATTTCAGATTAAATGGTTGTATTGATACTGATAACAATTCAGCTTATGGTCGAGATACAAACTCTTATGGCTTTGCTTTGTTTAGAGATGAGATCAACGCACAAGAAGATTGCAACGCAGACATCTTAATTGAACAAGCTGATAAAGACGACAATCCACATAAAAGAAAGTTTGTTGAGAACAACGAAAAATATCTTGGCTTATCTGGTGGAAGAAATAATGAAACCAAGTATGGTCGTGAGTGGAATGAAAAATATCAATTAGATTTAATTGGTAGAGATTATTGTCGTGACCGATCTATTGCGTGTGATAAATCAGAGTTTGATTTTTTGATTTCTTGGAAACAACAAAAATCTGCATTTGTTATGGCTCATTCAAAATGGATTGAAAGTGTCTTAAAACAAATGAAAGAAATCAAGTTAGGATTAAAAGGTTATAAGTGGCTAGATGAGGCAGTTGAACTAGCAACTGAACTTGGAATAGATATACAAGAGGCAGAAATAATAAGAACTAATAGTACAGGACTTGTTATTTACAATCCGAAAAATCTAGCTGAAAGAATAAAAGGTATGAAAAATACTGAAAAAACTAGAGAACAAAAGATTGCAGAAAGAGTTGCATATATGCAACAACAACAAACTAATTCTGATAACTTGAATTAATATGTTGTTTAATTATGGGATTAGTCTATACTAATCCCATAACAATTAAGTTATAGAAAGTAGGACAAATGATAAAAGATAAACCATTCCAAATCACTTATTATTCTGCAAGTGATAAAAAGCATATTACAAGAAATGCTTTATGGACAGATCAATGTAAGTATTGGATCTCTAAAGGTGGCAGAATGTTAATGACTTATTTTGATGTAGATCAAGGTGGATATAGAACTGCGTCAGATAGTTGGAAAGTGAGGTTATAATGGAAACTAAATTGTTTTTCATAATAGAAAAATATAAGTCCGAGTATTCAGAAAGATATTCAATTCATTCTGATAAGATGTATGACTTAACAACAGCAGTTAAAAAGTTGTTGGCACTTGATACATTGAACGAGGACAGAAAACAAACTTCATTCCACTTGCAAGAAGTTAATTTTTCAATGGTTGATAAACCATTAGTATTAACTGATGAAGTGAAAGAGGATAAGGAACAAATGGATATGCCATTCTAATTCCTACTTGGGTTATGGGGTGAGGCTAATCCCATAACCCAGAATATCCCATAGGGTATGCATAAACAACATATGTTATTTCTGCATAGTGTATCTCGATAGAGGTACCACAACATCTTGATTTTTTGCTTGAGAACTTGGGAGGGCCCACCCTAAACTTGACAAAGGGGTCCCGACGACGTACATATATGTAAGATTTAGACAGTTAGAGACATCGTTTGAGAAACGTTTTTATATTATGAGTTCTGAAAAAATTTTACAAAAAATTTCTGAGAAAGACCTTAAGGAAAATCTTACACAGGAACAGTATCTAGAATATCTTGAGAATGAGCAGGTTGCAAAACTACAAGAAGCCAAACCTATAATACAGGATGACTTCTTATCTTTTGTAAAATATGTTTGGCCAGAATTTATTGAAGGTTCACATCACAAAATTATTAATAAAAAATTTAATGACCTCGCTAAGGGGAAAATTAAACGTCTGATCATTAACATGCCGCCAAGACATACAAAGTCGGAGTTTGCCTCATACTTACTCCCGGCATGGATGATCGGTAGAAATCCAAAACTAAAAATTATTCAAGCAACACACACGGCTGATCTTGCTGTAGACTTTGGACGTAAGACCAAAAACCTTGTAGACGACAATGAATATCAACAGGTCTTTGATACAAGACTAATGGAGGATAGTCAGGCAGCAGGTAAATGGAAAACAGAACAGGGTGGTGAATATTTTGCAGCCGGTGTTGGTGGAGCGATAACAGGTCGTGGTGCTGATCTATTAATCATTGACGATCCACACAAAGAACAAGATATCAAAAAAGATAGCAAGTCTTTTGATAAAGCCTGGAACTGGTACACGTCAGGTCCACGTCAACGTTTACAACCAGGTGGTAGAATAGTTTGTGTAATGACACGTTGGTCTGTAAAAGATCTGACTGGACAATTAATCAAGGCTCAGGGAGAGGATGACTCTGATCAATGGGATATTGTTGAACTACCTGCCATACTACCAAGCGGTAAACCTGTATGGCCAGAGTATTGGGAAATAAAAGAATTAGAAAAAACTAAAGCATCTATACCTGTATCTAATTGGAATGCTCAATATATGCAGCAGCCAACAGCTGAAGAAGGTGCAATAATCAAAAGAGATTGGTGGAGAGACTGGGAACACAAAGAACCACCAAGAATAAAATACACAATACAATCTTACGATACAGCATTTTTAAAAAAGGAGACAGCTGACTTTAGTGCAATAACAACATGGGGAGTCTTTGAAGATGAGGATAATGGAGATAATATCATACTATTAGCAGCGTTTAAAGACAGGTACGAGTTCCCCGAACTCCGACGCGTGGCTCATGAAGAGTATCTATGGTGGAAGCCTGACATGATTTTAGTCGAGGCCAAGGCATCAGGGATACCTCTAACATCAGAATTAAGACGTATGGGAATACCAGTTGTTAACTTTACACCGAGCAAAGGAAATGATAAACATGTCAGAGTAAACTCAGTTTCGCCACTTTTTGAGTCAGGCAAAGTTTGGGCCCCGATGCATGAACATTTTGCCCAGGAAGTGATCGAAGAGTGTGCTGCGTTTCCACATGGAGATCACGATGACTATGTCGACTCCATGACACAGGCACTTATGAGAATAAGACAAGGCGGCTTGATACAACACCCGGAGGATGCAAAGGATGAGCCGGTACCAAAAAGAAGAGTAGAATATTATGGCTAGTAAAATTTTAATAGATACAGCATTACAACTTTATAAAAGTCTAGGTGGCAATGTAGGTAAGGTCCTCGGTACCCGAACCAATGTTAATTTTTTAGGAAAGGGTAAATCACCAGAGTTAATGGTTGATATGGATATCAACCCTGAAGCATTAGGCGTGTTATCAAAATCAAAAGCAGTAGAAGAATTAGACTCAGCGATGGGTTATTTAACATCAAATAAATTAACCGACATACAAGCAAATCAATTAATTAAAAACATGAACACGATGAAGACTGTTTATGATCCACCTGCTCCACCAGCAAATATTACGGACATGGTAACAGGGACCAGGGGACTAAACAAAGAAGGTTTAGAGTCCTTAAGATCTATGGCAGATGATCTACCACCTCCAGGCTCACGAGGTGGTGCAGATGATATAGCAGGACCAACTCTTTCAGATGCCAATGCACCGTTTACAGGTAAAGGACTTGAAGCTATTAAATCTGTTAAAAATAATAATTTAATTATGAATGATGTGGTTAATAAAATTTATCTAAATGCAGGTGTATCAGCAAACGCTCAACCAGCTGCAAGAGCAAATGCTAGAGAGTTTTTAAATAGAATAAAAGATTTAGAAGATCCAACAAATAAATCTGGTCCAACACTATCATCAATAATGGAAGTAGACGATTTTAAATTTATGACTGAAGGTGGTGGCGGTGGTATGGGTGACCCTATGTTATTAGTACAAAAATATTTTGGACCTAAAGTTGCATCATCAGTTGCACAATTAGATAACGCAGATGATATACAAAAGTTTGCAGAAAATTTAATTAAGATAAAAGATGCAAAAGGTAATTCGGTAACTAGCAGGTTCTTTGATCCTGAATCTATTAGTCCTGATGATTTTAAATTTGAAGATGGTGGCCGTGTAGGTTACTTCGGTGGTGCCAGAGTTTTAGGTAAAATGGGTTATCAAGCTCTACGTAAGTACGGTATTGAAGCAGAAGATATTACAAAACTATTTGCAAACCTTGGTGCAGATAAAACTTTACGTGGTAAAGAAAAGACTATGTACTTTCAACAGCTACATAAAGTTTTAAGAAATCCAGATCAATACCCAGAGGGTGTTATGGATATTCAAAAACAATTAGGATTAGATATCGGTATTGGATTTAGAAACGGTGGTCTTGCCGGCATCCTGGAGGTGTAATGGGGTTTGAATTAGGAAACACTTTTGGTGTTCAAGAAAATATAACAGAAAAAAATTTAATAAATACTCAAAATCAAAGATTAAGAATAGATAGGTTTAAATTTTTAGTTAGGGAAGAAGGTTTAACACCTAATGATGCAAAAAAGAAAATTATAGAAGAGTTTCAATTAAATAGAAAACCTGGTGCAGGTACTCCTAAATGGATGACCAAAGGAAAAGAAGAATTAATAGCAGAAGGTTTTGATTATCAAGCTGGTCCAAGAGGTCCTGAAAATACTGGTGGTGCTAAAAGAGCAGGAGATAAAAGAAGACGTATTTTAGAAAATTTAGATGAAAGGGTAAAACGAACTAAACAAAAAACAGGTTTAGGAAAACAATACGAACTTGCACATACTGCAAATATATTTCAAGCTAAAAAATTAGGTATGGAGTATCCAATAGATGCATTAGCTATACAGACACAAAATGTAAACAACAAAGTGGCTGAAGCTTTAAACGATGAATTAAAACCTTTGTATAGAAAACAATTAAAAATAGTAAACAAACTAAAAAGAAAAAGCACTGAAGGATTAAAAAATCAACTTGATAAAGTAAATGAAAATTTATTAGAGACTGTTGCAACTGGTGGTAAACAAGGAGATGCTGCAGCAAATGTTTTAAAACCAATTATTGTAAATAGAGATACTTTAAAAGGGTATGTGTATTCAGGAGGTTTTGATAGTTCAACAGAACTTATGGCTACCCCTGGAGCAACTACAAAAGCTGTTGCTGGATCTACAGATGATCTATTTGCAAGAGGAAGTGTTGAATCTAGATTACAAAATGTAAGAAAACAATTTGAAAATAATACCGATAATGTTTGTTCTATTTTTGGAAAAGCAAATGGTGGTTCGGTAAAAGCGTGTCTAACATCTTTTGATGATGCTGTTAAAAAAAATCCAGAAGGTCTTTTTCAAAAAGTAATAAACTTTGCAAAATCACCAGGTGTAAAAAGATTTACTTTAGCTGGTGCAGCAGGAGCAGTTGGAGCAGCACTTGTAAAAGAATTTAGAAACGATGATCCAACAACTTATTTATCAAATGAGGATCAACAGAAAAGTATGTTGGTTGAAATGGCAATGGCGCCAATAGCACCAAATTTTGAGAAACCTGATATATTAGATTATCAACTGCCAGCGGCAGGTGCACTTGTTGCAGCATCCACTGCTGCTGCAGCGCCATCAACAATCAACGCAAGTAAATCAAGAGCTGCAGGTATAGAGAAATCAAAAAAACTAGGTGGACCAAGACCGGGTCTTGTAAAAACAGGTTTTAGAACTTTAGGACGTGGTTTAGGTGTTGCTGCATCTCCAGGATTGCTAGCACCATTGGCTGCTATGGATATTACACGTCAAGTTTCAGAAGGAGATTCAGCTGTAGATATTGCAACTAATCCTATGAATTATCTATATCCAGCATTTTCTGGACAGACAGATAAATTAACAAGAGGAATAAATCCAACACTTAGAAAAATAGGTAGCCTTGGTCTAGGTAGGGTAGGATTAAAAGCTTTATCAAGAGCAGGTATAGTTGGACTTGCTGCATCTCTTGGTATACAAGGTTATAATTTATTAGACGACTAATGGTAAAATTAATTAAAGGCGGTGGACCACCACCAAAGAGAGGGCCTAATTCACAGGGGTTGAATGTTCCTTTTAAACAGACTATAGTTGTAAAGAACTCGGAGAAAAAAACAAATGTCAATAATGGACAAAGCTCTACCAAACGTAGTAGAGAACACAGTAAAAACGCCTAGCGAAGAAGAAGTAGCTTTAGCAGAACAAGAAGTTGCTGAGTCTCAAGGCGGTGAAGGTGTAGAAGTTCAAGAAAATGAAGATGGTTCAGTAGATGTAAACTTTGAACCAAACAAAGTAAATCAAGAAGGAACAGAATCACATTTTGATAATCTAGCAGATTTATTACCTGAAGATATTTTAGGTGAGCTAGGTTCAGAACTTTTTACAAACTATATGAATTACAAATCTTCTCGTAAAGAATGGGAAGATAGTTATACAAAAGGTTTAGATCTTTTAGGATTTAAATACGAAGACAGAACACAACCGTTTGCTGGTGCATCAGGTGTAACACACCCGGTGTTAGGTGAAGCGGTAACACAGTTTCAAGCGCAGGCTTACAAAGAATTACTTCCAGCTAGAGGTCCTGTACACACTCAGATTATGGGTGTTGTCAATCGACAAAAAGAGGACCAAGCTAGCAGAGTAAAAAACTTCATGAACTATCAGCTCATGAATAAGATGAAAGAGTATGAACCCGAGTTCGATCAGATGCTTTTTTATCTCCCTCTTAGCGGCTCTGCATTCAAGAAAGTCTACTATGACGAACTGCTTGACAGAGCCGTTTCAAAATTTGTACCGTCAGATGATCTGATTGTTCCATATACAGCCACATCTTTAGAAGATGCAGAAGCTGTGGTTCACAGATTAAAAATGTCAGAAAACGATTTAAGAAAAAAACAAGTATCTGGTTTTTACAGAGATGTAGAAATACAGCCTGGTTACACACAAGATACTGAAGTTGAAAAAAAAGAATTGGAACTAGAAGGTGTTAAAAAAACAAAAGATGAAAATGATTTTACAATTTTAGAATATCATGTTGATTTAGACCTAGAAGGTTTTGAAGATTTAAATCCAGAGACAGGAGAAAAAACAGGAATTAAACTTCCATACATTGTAACTTTAGATCAAGGTAGTAGAGAAGTTTTATCTATAAGAAGAAATTACAGAGCTGAAGATCCGTTAAGAAAAAAGATCGATTATTTTGTCCACTTTAAATTTTTACCAGGACTAGGTTTCTATGGTTTTGGTTTAATACATATGATCGGTGGTTTATCTAAAACTGCAACAGCAACATTGAGAGCATTAATAGATGCAGCAAATTTTGCAAATATGCCTGCAGGTTTTAAACAAAGAGGTATAAGATTAAGAGATGAAGCTGAGTCTATTAAACCCGGTGAGTTTAGAGATGTAGATGCGCCCGGTGGTAACATTAGAGATGCATTCATGCCTCTACCTTTCAAAGGACCTGATGCAACATTACTTCAATTAATGGGAGTTGTAGTACAATCAGGTCAAAGATTTGCAGCTATTGCAGATATGCAAGTTGGAGATTCAAATCAAAATGCAGCTGTAGGTACAACAATAGCTCTTCTTGAAAGAGGATCTAGAGTTATGTCAGCAATACACAAAAGATTGTATGCTGCAATGAAACAAGAATTTAAATTATTAGCTGATGTATTTTCACAATACCTACCACCAGAATATCCTTATGATGTTGTTGGTGCACAGAGAATGATTAAGCAACAAGACTTTGATGATCAAATAGATATTATACCTGTAGCTGATCCAAACATATTCTCACAATCACAAAGAATAAGTTTAGCACAAACTGAATTACAACTTGCAATGTCTAATCCAAAAATTCACAACATGTATGAAGCATACAGAGATATGTATGAAGCAATCGGTGTAAAAAATATTGATCAAATATTACCACCACCTCAACAACCTATGCCAATGGACCCAGCGTCTGAAAATATTATGGCAATGTCTGGTAAACCTTTTCAAGCATTCAAAGGTCAAGACCATAGATCACATATTACAACTCACTTAAATTTTATGGCAACAAGTTTAGCTAGAAATAATCCTGCAGTGCTTGGTGCATTAGAAAAAAATATATTCGAACACATTGCATTCATGGCACAAGAACAAATTGAAGTAGAATTTATGGAAGAGTTACAACAACTGCAACAATTACAAATGGCTGTACAACAAAACCCAATGTTGCAACAAGATCCAAACACACAACAACAGATTTTAACTGTAACTTTAGCACTAGAAGCTAGAAAATCTAAATTAATTGCTGAGATGACCCAAGAATTTAAGGAAGAAGAGAATCAAATCATGGGTCAAATAGGAAATGATCCGATTGCAAAACTAAAAGCAAGAGAATTAGACCTAAGAGCAATAAACGATGAAAGAAAAGCAGAAGATGCAGACCAAAGATTGAGTCTTGATAAGATGAGAGCTATGATGGCACAAGAAAATCAAGAAGAAAAACTTGATCAGAACGAAGAATTAGCAAAATTAAGAGCAAACACTTCGATAGAGAAGACAATTTTAAGTAAAACAATCCCATCAGCGCCAAAAATGGACAAACCAATTGGCAATGTTGCAATAATAAGAGGTAAAGAATAAAATTATGTGGTTATCAGCGATAAAATTAGCAGTTTCTGCTGGAAGTAAAATTTATGCCAACAAACAACGTACAAAAATGGCAATGTCAGACGCACAACTCATGCATGCTTCTAAAATGGCCCGAGGTGAAGAAGCTTACCAGGGAAAATTATTAGAAGCCAGACAATCAGACTGGAAGGACGAGGCAGTTTTGATAATTCTCTCGACGCCCGTCATGATTTTGGCCTGGGCAGTGGTATCGGACGATCCGACTGCTATGGACAAGGTAAAATTGTTCTTCGAGATGTTCTCACAGCTCCCTTCATGGTTCACAAATCTTTGGATCCTTGTAGTGGCGAGCATATATGGTATAAAGGGAACACAAATATTTAGAAACGGGGGTAAAAAATAATGGCTAAGAAAAAAAGTAAATTAAAAAGATTTCTTAAAAGAGCATTACCGGTAGCAGCATTAGCAGCTGGTGCAGGATTATTAGCTCGAAGAAGAAATCAAGCTAACGTAGAAATGGATCTACCTAAATCTAGTTTAGGATCTTTTGCAGATACTAGAGCAAAAATGACTACGAACGATGCAATGAGAGGTAAAAGCAGTGTTTATCCAGACGCTATCATGAGAGGTAGTGGAGGTGCACGTATACCTAAAGGTTTACCAATAACATCTGCTAACGTTCAAAGAGGTTTGGTTGAACCACCACTTTCTGGTTTACAAGATAGAAACAGAAACATGGATTTTGGTTTAGAACCTTTTGCTGCTAAAGATGGTGGTAAGGTTGTTAAGACTGGGGATGAACCAAAAAAAAGTAAAAAGAAAATAGGAATTCAAATCAAAGGATTTGGGAAAGCAAGAAGAGGATAATATGGCAAAAGCAATAAGTATAAGTAAAAACAAAGGCCTAGCTAAACTAGCTAAAAAGAAACCTGAGCTAGCTAAAAAATTTGGTTATGATCCAAAAAGAATCGTAGCTAAAAAAGGTGGCCGAATTAAAAAGAAGAAAAAATAATGGCTAAACTTTGTCCAAAAGGTAAAGCAGCAGCGAAGCGTAAATTTAAAGTTTATCCTTCAGCATATGCTAACATGTACGCATCAGGAGTTTGTTCTGGTAAAATTACACCTGGTGGAAAAAAGAAAAGAAAAAAATATAACGATGGCGGAATTGTAATAGAAGACGTCACTCGTATGATTGATGCATAATGGCGAAGAAAGGACTCAGAGAATGGGTGAAGGAACGATGGGTAGACATCGGAGCTCCGAAGAAGAACGGCAAGTATCAACCTTGCGGGAGATCGAAAGGAAGCAAACGAGCGTATCCAAAATGCGTCCCACTTGCAAAAGCCACACGGATGTCAAGCTCGCAAAAGGCGAGTGCTGTCAAACGAAAGAGAGCCGCAGGTAATCCTGGAGGAAAGCCAACTAACGTTTCAACATTTGCAAAAAGAAAAAGTATGGCATTTGGAGGTAGAGTATAATGAGTAAAGGTACTATGCCATCTAGAAATAAAAAAAATTTCAGACCTACAAAGTCTGGAGCGGGCATGACACGAGCCGGTGTTGCTGCTTATAGAAGATTAAATCCCGGTTCAAAACTAAAAACAGCCGTGACTGGAAAAGTGAAGCCAGGATCAAAAGCTGCTAATCGTAGGAAATCATACTGCGCTAGATCACTAGGACAATTAAAAAGGTCATCAGCAAAAACACGTAACGATCCCAACTCACGAATCCGTCAAGCAAGAAGGAGATGGAAATGCTAAAGAAAAAAAGAGCAATTAAAAAAGTGATAAAAGGTTTGGGCAAAGCAGTAAAAGCTCATACTAAACAAAAGAAAATGTTGGAAGGAGCGATACGTGAGAAAAGCAATACTAGAAGCTCTAAGAAGTAAATATCAAGCAGACATATCGGCTGCTGATGCTACGGCAAATATTTATCTTTCAAATAGTGTAGGTATAGGAGAACACCCTCAACATATCGAAGAAGTAGATAAGCAATTACAAAAAATTGCTGACGCTAAAGAAAAGTTAGATATCTTAGAGGAGTTTGAATAATGGAACTATTTGAACATTTTATAAAAATAATTAAACAACGAAGAAACGACGTAGGAGATCTTATGGCCAATGGTGCTGTTGACAGCATGGAAAAATATAAGTATATGCTAGGACAGATAAGAACTTACGATAGTTTATTACAGGAAATATCCACCCTGCTAAATAAAAAGGAGCAAAATGAGCAAGGAACAGTCATCAGTATCAAAGCCAAAAGTGATACTACCAAATAAAGATTTGGTTGGCGTAAAAAAAGAAAAGAAAACAGAAATTGATGAATCATCAAAACTACCTAGTCCAACAGGTTGGAGAATTATAGTTTTACCTTTTAAACAAAAAGAAAAAACTAAAGGTGGAATAATTTTAGCAGAAGATACTATAGAGAGATCACAAGTTGCATCGACTTGTGGTTTAGTTATGGCTATGGGACCACACTGCTATGATAAAGAACGATATCCAGAGGGTCCCTGGTGTAAGAAAGGTGATTGGGTTATTTTTGCAAGATATGCAGGAAGCCGAATTAAAATAGATGGGGGTGAGCTAAGACTTCTCAATGATGATGAAGTATTAGCGACCGTGGAAAACCCTGAAGATATATTCCACGAATTTTAACAACCATAGGAGATACTATGCAAGAAGAAGACAAATCAGTTGATATTGATACATCGGGTCCGGATGTAGAAATAGAACTGCCACAAGAAAAACAAGAAGAAGAAAAAAAAGAAGTTGTCGTAGAACAGACAACAGAGGACAAAACATATGAAAACGAACGTGAAACAAAGCTTGAAGACGGTGGTAGCGC